TGCAGTTCCTGGTGGTTAATATGAAGTATAAGATTGCTGGTACAAAATATACTCGCGATTTGAGTAACATGGCTATTTTATGTAACGATCGATCAGAAGTTACCAAATACGAAAGTGAAATGCGTCGTTATCGTGAGAACCAGTCTCGGGATGATGAGATAAATAGAATGAAGTCAGATATATCTGAAATTAAGCAAATGCTTCAGGCATTGAGCAGAGGACAAAATGGCTAACGCAAATATCGCAATAATTGCTGTCACGAATACATTCGATGATTGGCGCACAAGAACTAATGACTTAATTACAGATAGAAATATCCTTCGCAATCAACCATATGTAAAGGATAACTCAAACTTTACCGTTGCTAATGGTACAGTCCTTATCTCTCGTTCAACGGGTGGAACTCTGCTTACTCTTGCAGGCGGTGGTGATGCTCTAATCGGTGGTACAACTACTACAACTGACCTTATTGTTGGTGACGATGCTTCTGTAGCCAATCAATTAACAGTAACTGGTAACACGATTATTACTGGTAATGTTTCCATCTCCAGAAACACTGCTATTTCACAAAATCTCTCAGTAACTGGCGACGTTTTTGTAAACACCAATAGATTCAGAGTGTCAGCTGCTAATGGAGATACTGTTGTTGCAGGTGATTTGATTATCTCTGGTGGTGATATTATTGCCAACACCACAACGTTAAACCTTGTTAACACAGTTGTAGATGTGTTGGAATTCGCCAAAAACGCAAACACAATCAACGTCGGCAATACGACTGGTACAGTTAATATTCAAGGCGACCTTATTGTTTTCGGTGGCGATATTACATCAGTCGCTACAGTAAATCTTCTCAACACCTCACCAACTGCAATTAATTTCGGTCGACTTGCTAATACAGTAACGATCGGCAATACTACATCAACTGTTACAATGCAGGGTGATCTTGTAGTTTCAGGTGGTGATATTACTTCCACTGCTACAGCAAATCTACTTAATACAACAACTACTGTATTGAATATTGGTGGTTCTGCAACCACTGTAGAGATTGGTGCTGCTACTGGTTTAACAAACATTAATAACAATTTAGAAGTTGATGGCGATTTAACTGTTGACGGTGGCGATATTGTCACAGCAACTGCAACCGCTAATATCGCTAATACAACTGCAACAACAGTAAACTTTGCTGGCGTTGCTACCGCACTTAATTTGGGTGCATCTACTGGCACAACTGATGTTAAAAATAATTTAAATGTAGTTGGCGATTTAGATGTTGATGGTGGTGATATCACATCAACCGCAACAGCAAATGTTGTAAACACCTCTGCTACAGCAGTAAATTTTGCTAGATTAGCAAACACAGTAACGATCGGTAATACAACCAGCACTGTAACTCTACAAGGTGATTTAGTTGTTTCTGGTGGTGATATTACATCAACTGCTACTGCCAACCTACTCAATACAACTACAACAACATTGAATCTCGGTGGCGCTGCAACTACAGTAGAAATTGGTGCTGCGACTGGTTTGACAAATATCAATAATAACCTTGAAGTCGATGGTGACTTAACAGTTGATGGCGGTGATATTATCACTGCAACCGCAACTGCTAATGTTGCAAATACAACCGCAACGACTGTTAACTTCGCTGGTGCTGCAACTGCATTAAATCTCGGTGCTGCAACAGGAACTACTGACGTCAAAAATAATCTCAATGTCACTGGTGATCTAGACGTTGATGGTGGGGATATTACATCCACTGCAACAGCAAATCTTGTCAACACTACAACGACAACATTAAATTTTGCTGGTGCTGCTACCACACTCAATATGGGTGCAGCAGCTGGCACAGTAACTGTTGCTGGCGATTTAACTGTATCGGGTGGCGATATTACTTCTACGGCAACTGCTAATGTGGTGAATACCTCAGCCACTGCTGTGAATTTCGCAAGACTAGCCAATACTGTAACGATAGGTAATACAACCTCTACAGTAACTGTTGCTGGTGACTTGGTCGTTTCTGGTGGGGATATTACCTCTACAGCAACTGCTAACTTATTAAACACTACAACAACGACACTTAATCTTGGCGGTGCTGCTACGACAGTTGAAATCGGTGCTGCTACTGGTTTGACTAATATTAACAATAATTTAGAAGTTGATGGCGACTTGACAGTTGATGGCGGTGATATTATCACTGCATCAGCTACAGCGAATGTCGCGAACACAACTGCAACAACAGTAAACTTTGCTGGTGATGCAACTGCACTTAATATGGGTGCAACTAGTGGAACTACCACAATTAGAAACAATGCTACTGTAACTGGAGATTTAACAGTTTCTGGTGGCGATATTACTTCGACTGCAACTGCTAACTTATTAAACACTACAACTACGACGCTTAATCTCGGTGGTGCTGCTACGACAGTTGAAATCGGTGCTGCCTCTGGAACAACAAACATCAATAACAATCTTGATGTTGACGGAGATGTAAACATCGATGGTGGAGATATTACTACATCCACTGCAACGATGAATGTGTTTAATTCTACTGCAACCACTGTAAATTTTGCAGGTGCTGCTACCACATTAGAAATTGGTGCTGCCTCTGGAACTACAAATATTAAGAACAACCTTAACGTCACAGGTGATCTTGACGTTGATGGTGGTGACCTAACAGTATCAACGGCAGCATTTAATTTAGCGAACACGACGGCAACTACTGTAAATTTGGCTGGTGCAGCAACAACATTGAATATGGGTGCAGCCACTGGAACAACGACAGTTAGAAATAACTTAAATGTTACAGGTAATACTGCTCTTTCATCAAATCTTTCAGTCACTAATAATGTAAGTGTTTCTCAAAATACTACAATTACTGGAACATTGAATTCTGGTGCAGCAACTCTAGCCTCGTTGGGAGTTACTGGTGCTGCTACAGTTGGAACTACACTTGGAGTTACTGGTAATACATCTTTATCTTCTAATCTAGCGGTAACTGGTAACGCAACAGTATCTCAAAATGCAACTGTTACTGGTACGCTAAACTCAGGTGCTGCTACACTAGCATCTCTTGGGGTGACTGGCGCAGCAACAGTAGGAACTACTCTCGGAGTCACTGGCAATACAACTCTTTCTTCAAACCTATCAGTTAGCAACAATGTTTCTGTATCTCAAAATGCAACTGTTACTGGTACACTAAATTCTGGTGCTGCTACATTAGCATCGCTCGGGGTCACTGGTGCTGCTACAGTTGGAACTACACTTGGAGTTACTGGTAATACAGCTCTATCATCAAATCTTGCTGTTACAAGAAATGTTGCTGTTACTCAAAACGCTACAATTACTGGTACACTAAATTCTGGTGCTGCTACTCTCGCATCACTAGGAGTTACTGGTGCCGCGACTGTTGGAACTACTCTCGGAGTCACTAGCAATACTACATTGTCATCAAACCTTTCTGTCGCATCAAACACTGTATTGTCACAAAATCTAACAGTTACTGGAACAGCAAATCTAAACGGTAGAACCACTGCTACAAACATGGTTCTTGATGCTGCAGGTAGTTATACGATTAATCAAGGAAATGCTGTATTTAATAATGTAACGATTACTGGAACGCAAGTAAATCAGGGAACAATCACTAACGATTCTGATACATTAATATTGCGCGCAAGTGCAGTTAGCGATGGCGACGCACGATTCCGAACTCGTCGTGGAACTGGTGCAGGTAATGCTGAAGTTCGTTTCTTGTCAGGAAGTAACAAGTGGCAAGTAACATCAAATGCTAATGTTGCGTATCATGATATTGTCACAACTCAAGGTGAACAAACTATCACTGGCAATTTGATAATCGGACAAGATCTAACTGTTACAGGAAATCTAAGAGTTGAAGGAAATGTAACTTCACTTAATGTTCAAACTTTAGAAATCGAAGATAATGATATTGTGTTGAATGCTAACACAACTGGTGCGCCAGCTCTAAACGCAAGCATCACAGTTGATCGTGGATCATCGACAAATACATTCCTGCGTTGGAATGAAGATAATGATAAGTGGGGTTGGAGCGATAACGGAACAACTTTCTATTCATTCGAAACCGCAATAAATGCATACATACAAGCCAATAATGCGTATGGTCAGGCTAACCTAGCATATACCCAAGCGAATACTGGAACAACTATTGGTCAGAACGCATATGGTCAAGCAAATCTTGCTTATGCTGCTGCTAATAACTCAGCCAATACAGTGAGAGTTTCTGGTAATGGCGTTTCAACTTTACATGCTGTTTCTGTAAACTTCACTAACACCGCATCAATTAATGTTACTGTAACTAGCGGAACATCAGGAAACGCTAACATAGCATTTAGTGCAAATAATTCTAATCCAGCAGCACTAGGTCCTCAAGGATTCCAGGGTGTACAAGGTGCTGTTGGTGCACAAGGTGTGGTTGGTGCACAAGGAGTTCAGGGTGCTCAAGGTCGACAAGGTTTTCAAGGAGTGCAGGGTGCTGTTGGTGCCCAAGGTGTGGTTGGTGCACAAGGAGTCCAAGGTGCCCAAGGTGTGGTTGGTGCACAAGGAGTCCAAGGTGTTGTCGGTGCGCAAGGAGTCCAGGGTGCTGTTGGTGCTCAAGGTGCTCAAGGAGTTCAAGGTGCTGCTGGTACTGTTGGTGCTCAAGGAGTCCAGGGTGCTGTCGGTGTTCAGGGCGCACAAGGTCGACAAGGTTTTCAAGGAGTCCAAGGTGCTGCTGGTGCTCAAGGTGCTCAAGGAGTTCAAGGTGCTGCTGGTACTGTTGGTGCTCAAGGAGTCCAGGGCGCACAAGGTCGACAAGGTTTTCAAGGAGTCCAAGGTGCTGCTGGTGCTCAAGGTGCTCAAGGAGTTCAAGGTGCTGCTGGTACTGTTGGTGCTCAAGGAGTCCAGGGTGCACAAGGTGCTGCTGGTGCTCAAGGAGTCCAGGGTGCTGTTGGTGCACAGGGAGCACAAGGATTCCAAGGTGTTCCAGGTGCTCAAGGTGCTCAAGGATTCCAAGGTGTTCCAGGTGCTCAGGGAGCACAAGGAGTCCAAGGTGTTCCAGGTGCTCAGGGAGCACAAGGAGTCCAAGGAACAGCAGGTTCTCCTGGTGCACAAGGATTCCAAGGTGTTCCAGGTGCTCAAGGTGCTCAAGGATTCCAAGGTGTTCCAGGTGCTCAGGGAGCACAAGGAGTCCAAGGAACAGCAGGTTCTCCTGGTGCACAAGGATTCCAAGGTGTTCCAGGCGCTCAAGGTGCACAAGGTGCTCAAGGATTCCAAGGTGTTCCAGGTGCTCAAGGCGCTGCTGGTGTAGGTGCACAAGGCGTTGGCGTCAGCTATTCAGCAATTGGTGTTAATACTGCAGCTGGTAGCACTGGAGAAATTAGAGCAACTGGTGATATTATTGCATACTACTCTGATATGCGCCTCAAAAAATACTTGGGTCAAATTGAACACGCATTACTCAAACTAAATGGTATTCAAGGATTTTATTATACAGGTAATGAAGAAGCAGGTAAACTTGGCTATAGCACCGAGAAAAGAGAAGTTGGTGTTTCTGCACAAGATGTAGAAAAAGTATTGCCTGAAATTATCAAACCAGCTCCTGTAGATGAGAAGTATATGACTCTTGATTATGCTAAAATTGTCCCACTACTTATCGAGGCTGTTAAAGAACTCAACACGAAGGTTGATGCTCTTCAAGATTCATTGAGAAACGACTAATGCCAGCCCCAAGTCAAGTTAGTGCTTCGAATGTGAACACCGAACTTGGTGTTGGTTCAAGCACACAATTAAACTGGGGAAACAACCATGTTAGAAATGTCACAACTCAGTATACTGGAACAAACTCTGAAGTAAATGCATCCAAAATGCGTTGGGGAATCAATTTTCCTGGTGCAGAATATTCCAATGGTATTTTGTTAACATCTTATGACCTAAATTCTACATTACTTATTTCAGCTCAAGAAATTGTTTTTTACGACGGTTCTACATATGCTCAGGGTTATAGTGAAATTAGATTTTTCGCTAATGGAGTTATGCGATTTGAAACCGCTACAGCAGCGGGTGGTTCTGCATATTACCACAAAACTTGGTTAACATCAGGTGCTGCTGGCGATTATACAGTGCAATTTCAACGCACTGCTGGTTATGCTCTCACAGGTGGCTCGTCAGCAGCGAATACTGATTTAGCCATGAGCACAGATAGATTTTTTGCTGTTGATGCGCAAGTTGGACCTGGTGTTGATGCTTTAAGCAAAAGCACTTTTGGAAATATAATTATCAAAGATAGTGGTGGCACATTGATAACACGACCAATAGAATTAAATGGTTTTGCAGAAGTAGTGTAATATAAACAGAGAAAACGAATGGCAAGTTTTTTAGAATTATCATGTGATCAAGGTTCTAGTTTCTCAGTAAACCTAGATCTGACTGTAAAAAATTCCAGATAAAACTGTTTAAAACTGAAACAATATAAATACAATAGTTACATGCAGGAATTTCTATGCCATACACAGAACTCACCGTCGACCAAGGCACGACATTTGAGACCAATTTAGATCTAATCGCTGACGATGGTACAGCGATTAATGTCACAAATTACCTGTTTTCTGGGCAAATTCGTAAATCTTACTATTCCGCTAATGCTACTGCAAATCTAACGATTACAGTTGTTAATGCAGCCAATGGTAATGTTAATTTGAGCCTAAATGCAGCCACAACTGCTAATATTAAGGCTGGTCGATACCTCTATGATGTTAAAATGGAGGATACTGCAAACATCGTAACTCGAATTGTAGAAGGGATTATTACTATAACACCACAGGTTAGTAAATAATGCAAGTAGTTATTTCTAATAAATCTAAATTAACATCTGCGCCTAATCGAATTGTTGTAAGTAATAATAACAACATTGGGCGTGTGATTTTTAGTAAAATTACCAACCTAGTAGGTTCCATAGGATTGCAACAATTAAATAATGTTGTAACAACTGGACAACAAGAAGGTGATGTTTTGGTATATCAAGCAAATAATAATACCTACGTTATAAAAACATTACCTGATGTAGATGGGGGTCTATTCTAATGTCATCAACACTAGTCCAAATTAAACGATCAACTGCTAACGCAGTGCCAGGCTCCTTACAAGCAGGTGAATTAGCCTACTCTTATGCGAGTAATGTGTTATTCATAGGAACAAACGCCAGCACCGTAATTAATATCGGTGGTAAAACCTATACAGATTTACTAGACAATGGCTCAGCAGCAAATGGTTCTAGCACGTTTGTGCGTCGATATGCAAATGGTTCTGCGCAATTTCAGCAATTAGATATTCTCGTTAGCCCAACAGCTAATTCGCATGTTGCTACCAAGGCTTATGTAGACGGAGCACTTACTAGTAATATTTCACTCAACACACTTACCGATGTTATCGTTACTGGTGCAGATGTTGATCAAAATAACAGAATTTTAATTGGTCATGCCAATGGTCAGTATCTAACAACTAGTGTAACAGGAAATGTTTCTATTTCCAATACTGGTGTTGTTACTATTGGCGCGCAGCAAGTTGTTGGCTCTATGCTCAACGACACGCTCGCTGGAAATAAAACATTCAGCGACACAATTACAATCGGCAAAGATTTAACAGTATCAGGAAATTTAACTGTCCTTGGAAATACTGTAACTGTTAATGTTGAAACATTATCCGTTGAAGATTCGCTTATCAAACTTGCTAGCAATAATACAACCGATGTTGTTGATATTGGTTTCTATGGTGTATATAATTCAAACACCTTTGCTGGATTATTTCGCGACGCAACAGATAATCGTTTCAAATTATTTACAGATTATACTGGCGGTGATCCTAGCGCAAATGTTATTGGCACAGTAATTAGAGCAACTCTTGAAGCAAATTTGGATGCGCAGCTTGTTAATGCAACATCGCTTGGTGTTCAAACATTAATTGCTAATGGACACTCAACACTTACTAGTGCAAATCTTAGTGGATCGATTAATGTTGCAACGAACGCAACAATTACTGGCGATCTAGCAATTAATGGTGGAGATTTAACAACCACAGCCACTACATTTAATGTTACCAACACCAGTGCTACAACATTAAACATCGGTGGGGCTGCAACGACAATTAGACTTGGTGCTGCTACTGGAAACACGATTATTAATAATAGTCTAGATGTTTCTAAGAATGTTTCAGTAACTCAAAATGTTTCTGTTACAGGTACAGGATCTTTTGGATCGCTGACATTAGGATCTCCACTTTCTATTGCTTCAGGTGGCACTGGTCGAAATACATTGGTTGCTAATGGTGTTGTTTTTGGAAATACAACATCAAGTTCTTATAACTTTGCGACTGGAACAGAAGGGCAGGTTCTTCAAATTGACGCAGGAGTCCCAGCATTTGCTATGTTAGATGGTGGCTCCTTCTAGGAGTAGATTATGAATGATCAAATATTCGTTAACACATATATTAAGATTTTAAATAATACTTTGAATGAAGCGATAAATAAAAATATCCTTCTTCAAGCACAACTTGAAGTTTCAAACGAAGTAGCCACAACATCTTCATCTAAAGCTGCAGAACTTGAAGCCAAATTGAGCGAATTTAATTCAATTTCTGAGAGCGTCAATACGCTCAAACATCAATTAAATGATTCTAATAATCAACTCTCAAATAAACACAACCATATAGAGACGTTTAAAAAAGAGTTGGTAGAAGCGCGCAATACTATAAAAAAACTGCAAGAAGAAAATGATATTAAAGTTGCATCGCTAAATTTTGAAATTGAATTGCTAAAAGGAAAAAATGCTGAATTGAGTCAAAAAAAGAAAAGAAATCCACCAGCTCTAAATACGAATAATGAATCTACACTAGAAAGCAATTTAGTTTTAATTAGCGATACGTTTTAATGTCAACAACAATTCAGATTAAAAAATCAGGCGCGACTGGTAATATTCCAGCAAATACAACGCTAGAATATGGTGAACTCGCGCTCAACTATGCTGATGGCGTTTTATATTTTAAGAGCGCAGCAAATGTAATTCAGCAAATTTCTGGCGTCAAAGCAAACACATTTGAAACCATTAACGCTAATGGTTCACTATTAATTGCGGATTCGAATGTTGATATTTTAAGTATCGCCGCAGGAACAGGAATTAATCTTACTGCGAATACGACTACAGACACCTTCACTATTTCAGCAAGACTAAACGATACAGTCACCAGCACAGACACCACACAATCTGCAACAGCAAACTCAGTCAAAACAGCGTATGATGTAGCAACTAGCGCATTTGGTGCAGCCAACAATGCTGCAAATACTGTTCGTGTTTCTGGAAACAGTGCTGCAACATTGAATGCAGTTTCACTAAACTTCACTAACACTGCATCAATTAATGTTGTAGTAACATCAGGTTCTAGCGGAAATGCTAATATTGCATTTAGTGCAAATACATCTAACCCTGCTGCAATAGGTCCTCAAGGATTTCAAGGAGTCCAGGGTGCACAAGGGTTTCAAGGTGTTGTCGGTGCTCAGGGTGCTCAAGGTGCACAAGGTGCAGTAGGTGCACAAGGTGCTCAAGGTATCGCAGGAGCACAAGGTGCTCAAGGTGTACAAGGTGCTCAAGGTGCTCAGGGTTTTCAAGGTGTACAAGGTGCTGCTGGTGCCCAAGGTGCTGCTGGTGCTCAGGGAGCAGTTGGTGCACAAGGTGTGGTTGGTGCACAAGGAGTTCAGGGCGCTCAAGGTCGACAAGGTTTTCAAGGAGTCCAAGGTGCTGCTGGTGCTCAAGGTGCTCAAGGTATCGCAGGAGCACAAGGTGCTCAAGGTGTACAAGGTGCTCAAGGTATCGCAGGAGCACAAGGTGCTCAAGGTGTACAAGGTGCTCAAGGTATCGCAGGAGCACAGGGTGCCGCTGGTGCTCAAGGTGTACAGGGCGCCACAGGTGCGCAAGGTTCGCAAGGTGTCCAAGGTGCTCAAGGTGCTCAGGGTTTTCAAGGTGTACAAGGTGCTGCTGGTGCCCAAGGTGCTGCTGGTGCTCAGGGAGCAGTTGGTGCACAAGGAGCGCAAGGATTCCAGGGTGTACAAGGTGCTGTTGGTGCTCAGGGTGCTCAAGGAGTCCAAGGTGCTGTTGGCGCGCAAGGAGTTCAGGGGGCGCAGGGTCGACAAGGTTTTCAGGGAGTGCAAGGTACAGCTGGCGCGCAAGGCGTTCAAGGTGCCACTGGTTCATTTGGTGGCGCTACCTTTGATTATGTGTTTAGTGCTAATACAGCAAACACCGATCCAACTGCTGGTTTCGTCAAGTTTAATAATTCAACATTGCTATCTGCGACCGAGATGTATATTGATAACATCGATCGTTTGGGCGCAAATGTATTCAATTATCTAAACACAATTGACGATTCTACTTCTGCCATTAAGGGCACATTCAAGATCGCAAATTCAGCGAATGTTCTAGAATACACATTTTTTAATATCAATGGCACGCATCTTCATGTTACTGATTGGTTCGTAGTTCCTGTAGCAGGATTAAACACAACACTTGTCGGATCAAACTTTCCGAATAGCACTAATGTTATTATGACATTTGTTCGCACTGGTGATAAAGGTGACACTGGAGCGCAAGGTCCACAAGGATTCCAAGGAGTCCAAGGTGCAGTTGGTGCACAAGGTGTCGCAGGAGCACAAGGTGTTACTGGTGCACAAGGAGCACAAGGTGTACAAGGAGCACAAGGTCGACAAGGTTTTCAAGGAGTCCAAGGAGTCCAGGGTGCTGTCGGTGCACAAGGTGCAGTTGGTGCGCAGGGTGTACAAGGTGCTCAAGGTGTACAAGGAGCACAAGGTCGACAAGGTTTTCAAGGAGTCCAAGGTGCTGCTGGTGCTCAGGGTCAACAAGGTGCTGTTGGTGCTCAAGGCGCACAAGGTGTTGCTGGTGCGCAAGGTGCGCAAGGTGTACAAGGAGCAGTCGGCGCTCAAGGTGCTGCTGGTGCTCAGGGTCAACAAGGTGCTGCTGGTGCCCAAGGTGCTGCTGGTGCTCAGGGTGCTGTCGGTGCTCAGGGTGCTGCTGGTGCTCAGGGAGCAGTTGGAGCACAAGGTGCAGCGGGTGTGCAGGGTGCTGTTGGAGCGCAAGGAGCAATAGGTGCGCAGGGTGCTGTTGGCGCACAAGGTGTACAAGGTGCTCAAGGTGTACAAGGAGCACAAGGTCGACAAGGTTTTCAAGGAGTCCAAGGTGCTGCTGGTGCTCAAGGAGCACAGGGTGTGCAGGGTGCTACTGGTCCTATCGGTGGATCAAACACTCAAATCTTGTTCAACAATAATGGAACCACTGGCGGCTCAGCAAATCTAACATTTAATCTAAATCAAAACTTATTTGCGTTTGGAACCAGCACTCTATTTGCGAATGCTACCAGTGGTCGTGTTGGTTTAGGAAAAACCACTCCTGAATATAAATTAGATGTGCTTGGACCAGCTGGTGATATTGCGAGCTTCTCTGGTGGTTCTGCTGCCGATCAAATTGTAATTTCTGCAATTTCTGGAATCCACAGAATAATTTCTTCGGCAACTGTTAGCGGTGGTCCATATGCTCGAGAATTCGGATTCCAGCCGCTTTCAAATCATGAAAGATTTTACATCAGTATTAATGGCGGCGAGAGATTTGCTGTGCAAAATACTGGTAATGTTGGTATCGGAACAACGGATCCAACATCAACTCTTCATGTCGTTGGAACTGCTAATGTTTCCGCAAATCTAACCGTTGGTGCTGGATCTGCTGCAGCCCCAGCAATAACAACTGCTGGTGATAATAATACTGGTATCTTCTTCCCTGCTGCGGACACAATTGCGTTTGGTGAAGGTGGTGTTGAAGTATTACGAATTGCGAACACATCAAATGTCGGCATTGGAACTTCTCTCCCAACATCTAATCTTCATGTAATCGGTACTGCAAATGTAACTTCAAATCTTGTTTCGGGAAACATAATTTCTACTGGTACTATTACTGAAACTGTAAATAGTGTTCAATATCTTGTTGCCTCTGCATTTGATGTTGGAACATCACCAAATCAAATTCCATTAAATCAATATTTGGGCACCATGGCATATCAAGATTCAGTAGCAGTATCAATAACAAATTTGACTGTGGCTGGTGAATATTTTGGAACGATTGGGGGTGGGACTTATTAATGAGTATTTCATCAAATTTTCCAGCATTTAGACCATCACTTCTTTTAAATTTTGCAAGATCTAAAGTTCTTGATCCAAGAATTTCATTTGTTCGTGCAAGCACTGCAACATACTTTGATGCATTTGGTGTGTTACAAACAGCAACTGCTAACACAGCGCGATTCGATCATAATCCAACCACGCTGAATTCACAAGGCTTGCTCATTGAGGAGCAGCGGACGAATTCCATCCGCAACAACACGGGAGTGGGTGCAGTGGCGGGTACGCCAGGGACGTTGCCGACGAATTGGGCGACTATTGGACTTGGGACGCTTGTTCAAGAAGTGGTGGGTACAGGTACTGAAAACGGTATTACATACATTGATTTTCGGGTGTCTGGCACAACTAGCACTACCTCTTTATCGGTACTTTTTGAATCTAATACTCAAATTGTTGCAGCCTCTGGGCAGACATGGTCTGCTTCGCAATATGTAAAACTTGTGGCGGGTGATACCACAAACATCACAGCAGTCAGAATAGGTATTAGAGGCAATATCTCTGGCGGTTCTACCAATGAATCAAACCTCGCAACATTTACGCCGACTTCTTCTTTAAGTCGGTATACCCACACTTATACATTGGCAAACGCAACAAGCGTTTTCGTAAATGCGATTTTAAATTGTACTTTTTCCTCTGGCGTCGCCATCGACATCACCCTCCGCATCGGCTTGCCCCAACTTGAACTTGGCGCATTTGCTACGAGCGTTATCCCCACTACCACCACCGCTCTGACTCGCAATGCAGATGTGGCGAGCATGACGGGGACCAACTTCTCGTCGTGGTATAACCAATCAAGCGGCTCAATGTTTGTGGAATTTTCTCTTTCGCAGCCTGCTTCTGGTGGTAATCAATTTCTTGTAAGGGCGAGCGACAATTCTTACAACAACGCAGTGGTTGATAATGTTACTTCAACTGGCTTCGTGCAACTAATAACTGCAAGTGGCGGCGTGTTTGACGGTGGTGCTTCAGCGGCAGTAGCCGTTTCTGCTAACACAAACACCAAATTTTGCGGCGCTTACGCAACAAACGACATTGCGGTTTGTAAGGATGGTGGGACGGTTGCAACAGATACTTCCGCAACAATTCCAACGGCGCTTACAAGGTTTGATATTGGGTCAGACCATGCAGGCGTAAACAGAGTTAAAGCAGGCACCATCCGCCGCATCGCCTACTACCCCGTCCGCCTCGCCGACACCACCTTACAGGCACTCACGAAATGAGTCTGTCAAACAATTTTCCTACCAACTCCCCGTCGCTCAATATAGATTTTGCGAATATGGGTAGACTTGATCCCCGCATCACCTTCACCCGCGCAACCACGGCGACATTTTTTAACCAGTTGGGCGTACTGACGTCGGCTGCCTCTGGCGTTGCCCGCTTTGACTACAACCCCACTACGCTCGCAGCGCGAGGCTTGCTCATTGAGGAGCAGCGGACGAATTCAGAACTGTATTCAGAAGATTTTGCAAATGCTCATTGGCAAAAAAACCAAGCGACCGTTACAAGCAATGTAATTATTGCGCCCGATGGGAATTTAACAGGCGACAAACTAATTACAAATTCTGGGTTAGGAAACGGGCAAGTGTTTGCAACCGTGGCTTTGACCGCATCAACAACTTTTACATTTTCTTGTTTTGCAAAAGCAGGCGAATGGTCTTGGTCTAATCTAGCCACTCGCGGACCAGAAAACATAGACATTGGCGCGTGGTTTAATTTAAGCGCGGGAACGGTAGGGACTGTTAGTGCTAATGTTACGGCGTCGATAACTCCAGTTGGCAACGGCTGGTATCGTTGTGCGATAACAAGAACTACGGGAACTGGTGCAACCGCGTCTCGACAACGCATTTATTCAACAAACGCAGATAACACATTATCAACTGGCGACGGCACTTCTGGCATTTACATCTGGGGCGCTCAACTAGAAGCTGGAGACTTTGCGACCTCCTACATCCCCACGACGACCACCGCCCTCACGCGCAATGCGGATGCAGCGAGCATGACGGGGACGAATTTCTCGTCGTGGTACAACGCGAGTGAGGGGACGGTTGTTGTTAATACATCAGCCGCATTTTCTGGAACAAATGTTGCTTTTTCTGCTAGCGATGGCACGAACAATAACGCCATTAACATTTATTGGAATTCTGCTTTAGCGCAATTTCAGATTCGTAGTAGTGGTTCAACTCAGGCGTTATTAACTGGTTCAACCTCTACCTCATTTAAAATGGTCGGGGCATATCAAGCAAATAATTTTGCTGCATCCTTGAATGGCGGTTCCGTTAACACTGATACATCTGGCGCAATCCCAACTGTTGATAGGCTTTCTATTGGCTCGCTTGGGGCTGGTGGCTCTATTCTTAACGGCACCATCAGCCGCATCGCCTACTACCCCACCCGCCTCGCCAACACTCAACTTCAGGCTCTTACACTATAACCTAAATATTTGCAACCTTATTTTGAGGAAAAACTATGATTGACTTTTATTTAAAAGCACCATCTAGCCAAGAGCTTTTTGATGTTTTAACTGCAGCTGGAATCACACAACAAGCAACAGATTTTCGTTTTGAAGATATTGAAGGAGAGTTTGTAACTCAATATGTGTATGTTTCTGATAATAATGTTGAGTTTACAACAAATCATTTAATTGAACCAGAAAATAATCACATTAACGCTGTATTGATACGAGAACAACAAGTTCCAAAACAGCGTTTAGTAGAATTTTTAACAGACAAATATGTTGTTACTGATGCATATAAATATGCATTAGATACTATCGGAGTTATCTATAAACCTACTGGTGAAATGATTTTAGACTCTGAATCTGGAATAGAATTTTCAGCAATGGCACCAATTGATGGATTTCATGTAAATTTGAGAGTTCTTGCTGAAGATTTTGACAGTTCATCCATCTCTGAATTAGTTATTGCAGCTCCAAATAATCCAGCTCGAGGTTGGGCATAAGACTATTTAAATGGCAACAATACTAACTAAAAAAAGTGACACAAATACAGCAGTTCCATCTGCTGCAAATTTAACTAATTCTGCAAATGGCGCAGAGTTAGCAATCAACACAGCAGATAAAAGACTTTTTGCAAAAAATTCTAGCAACACTGTAATTGAGGTGGGAACAAACCCATCTACAATTAATACATCAACTATTAATGTTGTTACTGTTTTCGCTGTTGGAACCAACACTCTATTTGCAAATGCAACAAGTGGTAATGTTGGTATTGGAATCACAAATCCAACATCAAACCTTCACGTCGTTGGAACTGCAAATGTAACCAATAATTTATCAGCTTTAGCATTAAACATTAATGGATACGGTCAAGTTGTTGCAGCAAATGGTACATGGATAGGACCTCAAACTAATTTAGTAGGCGCGCAGGGTGTTCAAGGCGCACAAGGTCGACAAGGTTTTCAAGGAGTCCAAGGTGCTGCTGGTGCTCAAGGTGCTGTCGGTGCTCAAGGTGCTGCTGGTGCTCAGGGAGTCCAGGGTGCTGCTGGTGCTGCTGGTGCCCAAGGTGCTGCTGGTGCTCAAGGTGCTGCTGGTGCCCAAGGTGCTGCTGGTGCTCAGGGAGTCCAGGGTGCTGCTGGTGCTGCTGGTGCTCAAGGTGCTGCTGGTGCTCAGGGAGTCCAGGGTGCTGCTGGTGCTCAAGGTGCTGCTGGTGCTCAGGGAGTCCAAGGTGCTGCTGGTGCTGCTGGTGCTCAAGGTGCTGCTGGTACTGTCGGTGTTCAGGGCGCACAAGGTCGACAAGGTTTTCAAGGAGTCCAGGGTGCTGTCGGTGCACAAGGTGCTCAGGGAGTCCAAGGAGCCACAGGTCCTATTGGTGGATCAAACACTCAAATCTTGTTCAACAATAATGGAACCACTGGTGGCAGCGCAAATTTAACATTTAATCTAAATCAAAACTTATTTGCGTTTGGAACCAACACTCTATTTGCGAATGCGACGAGTAGATTTGTTGGAATTGGAACAACATCACCAAGATCGAATCTTAATGTTATCGGTAATGCGAATATTACTTTAGGTTTAACTTCTGGTGGCGTTATTGCTAGTACAGTTGCTACAGGAACTGCTCCGCTAACTATTGCATCAATAACTCGTGTTGCTAATTTGAATGTTGCTAATGCAGGTACTGCAGATACGTGGACAACAAGTCGAACCTTTACAATTGGTGGCACAGGAAAATCAGTCAATGGTTCTGCTGCTGTAACATGGACAGTACCAGAAATTTTAACTACAACTGTCAGTGGTAATGCGGACTTTAATATATTAAGTGTGCGTTCTAATTCAGTTGCTGTAGCTGCATCAACTATAGATTGTAGTGCAGGAAATTATTTTACTAAAACTGCAAATGCAAACTTAACTTGGACATTTTCAAATGCACCCACGAACAGAGTTTATGCGTTCTATCTTGAACTGGCGGCAGGTGGCAGTTATACTATGACCTGGCCAGCTGCAGTTGCATGGGATAATGCTACTACTCCTGTACTATCAGCGGGTGGAACAGATATCCTTGGATTTATTACAATAAATACTGGCACAACATGGCGTGGAATGCACATTTATAAAACATGACAATTATATCTACTAATTTAGTATTTTTAGGGCGACGAGAAACTGGTGGTGAAAACTACTGGGTTACTCGAATTGCAGATGGAGTGTGGAGATTAGGTGGTATATGTGTTGATAGTGTTGGTGAAATTTATGTAACTGGTGATCAATATACTGGCACAGCAAATTCATCAAGAACCACATTATGGAAATTGACTAATAACGGAGAAGCAAACACACAATCAGGGGTTGATGGGATGACAAACAGAACCTGGGGCGCACCAGCAGTCAACCCAGCAGGAACGTCGTCTATATGGATCCCACATAACGGATATACTAGCACTGAAGATTCATGGAAACATCGATTTAACAGTATTGGATCTGCAAATACAGATTTTACTGCCCAGTATCAGGCTAATGTGACTATTAAAACAGGCAGTTCTACGGAGGGTAGCACTAATGAATCTGGTGTTATGGCTGTAGATAGTAGTAATAACATCTATTATGGTGGTACCACTAGTTTTGCTGAAACTTTATGGGCATATGACTCAACTGCAACAAGTTTACAGTGGTCATTAAGATTTGTAAAACCATATGCAGGCAATTTTACATCTATAGATGTTGATACAAGCAATGTTGCTGTAGGATCAAGCGATTACAAGGATGCTGCACCAAACAGACATGGGTTTATATCAAAAATAACAAGTTCTACAGGCAATGTTCAATGGCAAAAACAATTGAATCCTCCATCTAATAATGAACTTTATATTAATGATGTAGCACTCACTTCAAATGGAGTATTGTTAGTAACAGGTCGTGGTTTTGTGGCTGGCGATTTTTCGCGTGGGTTTGTTGCATCAATTAGTGCAGATGGTTCAACAATTGATTGGATAAGACAATATTATATTTCTAATAGAAATATTATTGGTCTTAACGTTAAAGTTGATTCTAGTAATAATGTTTATGTAATGTACAAAGATCTATTTGACACCCAAATATATATAGTAAAATATAATTCGAGTGGAACTATACAATGGCAACGCACATTAACTTATACTTCACCAAATATGGATGGTCGTGGTCTATATATCCGTGGCGATGTGATGTATATATCAGTATTACACAATGCCTTTACTGGAACAGCTAATGCAAATATAGGTGTTATATTTGTTTGGAAATTGCCCACAAATGGTGGCAAAGCAAACACTAGTGTAACACTTGGTACATCAGGTTTAACAATGCAATATAATACAACTTCTCAAACTGATGCTGCATATGCTAATTGTACTATAGCAAATGGTACAGCAACAGTGGTAACAGGTAACTCGGGATCATTTCTATCAAATACAAGATCTACTACTATAGGTAGTAATACAGCTTTTAAAGGTAATTTATAATGACAGCATATATTGACACATCAACAGGTGAATTTCCCCTCTATGCGGGAGATATTAAATTAAGACATCCAAATGTTTCATGGCCAGTTAATTTTGTGCCTCCTGAAAATTATGCAGTAATTAAAATGGCTGCTGCTCCGTACCTTCCGTGGGATAAAGTATATGTTCATGGAGGAGCTGAATTGGTTGATGGGTTTTGGCAACAAAAATGGGTTATCAGGGATGTTAACCAAGAAGAACGAGATATTTTAATAAAAGCAAAATGGCGTGAAATTCGTACTAATAGAAATAATTTATTATCATCATGTGACTGGACGCAGCTTCCTGACTGTCAACTTAATGATGCAACGAAACAGACCTGGGCAAATTACCGTCAACAGTTACGCAATATAACTGAAACAGAAGATCCATTTGCAATCATTTGGCCACTAGCACCTAACAAGTAATAATATTCTAGGAAACTAAAAATGCCACAGCAGCCACCTGCGCCAGCGGCATAATAAATAGATGATATTGGTGATGCTATTGTGAGAAATACAAAATAAGGTATAATTTAAATGGCATCACCAGCATCTAGAGAACAACTAAAAGATTACTGTCTCCGTAAACTCGGATTTCCTGTAATTGATATCAATGTCGATGACGATCAATTAGAAGATCGCATCGATGATGCATTGCAAAAGTTCCGCGATTACCACTACGACGGCACAGAAGATATCTATCTGGCTCACCAAGTAACCGCTGGAGATATTGCTAATACCTACATTCAAGTGTCGGACAATATCTCTGGCGTTACTCGTCTGCTGCCAATTAGTTCTGGGTCTATTAGTTCTTCTAGTTCTCAAGGATTCAATATCTTTGACATTAACTATCAGATTAGACTTAACGATTTCTATAACCTTCTATCCAGTTCGTACACTTATTATGTGATTGCAAGAGAACACCTTGCAATGCTTGATATGATTGTTACTGGTGAGATTCCATTCTCATACAATAAAAAAGTAAATCGAATCAATCTGTATATGGATTGGGCTGGTCGACTTGCGGTTGGCGATTATATTGTCTTTCAGGCAACTCAAATTGTTGATCCAGCAGTATACTCTAAAGTCTTTAATGATTCTTGGTTGAAGTCATACACAGCCGCATTGTTCAAGATGCAATGGGGCAACAATCTAAACAAATATACAAACTACACGCTACCAGGCGGTCTTGTGGTAAACGGCGAGAAGATCTACAACGATGCAGTTGCTGAGATTGAACTGTTGCACACCAAGTTACGAGAAGAATACGAGCTTCCACCACAAATGATTGTGGGATAATCTTATGCCAGTAAGCGTGTATTTTAACAATCAAGGTGCTACAAGAGAACAGTTTCTTGTAGAAGATCTCGTTATCGAGTCGATTAAAAATCACGGTATTGATATTTTTTATATCCCGCGTGAGTCTCAGTCATCGTTTGATACAATTTATGGTGATGATCCAGTCAAAGCATTTTATAAAGCCTATCCGATAGATATGTACCTTGAGACTTTTAATGACTTTGGGGGCAACCAGGAATTTTTTGCGAAGTTTGGTCTTGAAATTCAAAAAACAGCAAAGGTTGCTGTTGCTCGTAGAACATTTGAACGCTATGTCCCAACAGCATTAAGAAACACACCGAAAGAAGGAGATCTAATCTATCTTCCTGTTCAACAAAAATTGTTAGAAATAAAACAGGTTGAAGAAGAAAAAAACTTTTTCCAAGCAGGAAAAAAAGCACCATATATGTACGGATTAAATATTGAAACATTCAAGTACAACGGTGAATATTTCAATACAGGAATTTTAGAAATAGATGCAATTCAAGATGTTACTTCTTTTGCTGTAACATATACTATGACAGCAAACGGTAGCGCAACATTCGATTTAGGTGAAAAAGTGTATCAAGGTGCATCGCTCGCTGCAGCAACAGCAACTGGATATGTTGTAAGTTGGGATAAACCGACGCTAAAACTAGAATTACGAAATATTAAGGGCGAATTTGCTGCGAATAGCGCAATAGTTGGATCTGTTAGCGGTGTCTCTTTGTTTATGGCTAGTGGAAATGTTCAAGAAAATACAAATGATGAATTTGATGACAATGTCGACATAGAAACCGAAGCTGATAATGTTCTTGATTGGACAGAATTAAATCCATTTGGAACGAGTGACGAATAATGCTTTCGAGACAACACTTTTATCACAGAATTACAAGAAAATTAGTCGTAGCATTCGGCACGATGTTCAACAACATTCGTTTGGTCAGATACGATAAAGCAGGAACAACAGAGATCGAACGAATCACTGTTCCTTTGTCATACATGGCTAAAGAAAAGTTTTATCAGCGTTTAGTGCAAGATCCTGGTCTAGATCGTGCAGTTCAAATCACTTTACCACGCATGTCGTTTGAACTCACATCGATTACTTACGATCCTTTGCGCAAAAGAAATTTATTTTCTCAAGAATTTAGTCCAAACTCAAACACGACAATTAAATCTGCTCAAATTGCACCATACAACTATAACTTTCAGTTGAACATATTTGTCAGAAACACTGAAGATGGCACGCAACTCATAGAGCAAATTCTTCCATACTTCACACCAGACTATACACTAACAGTTGACCTTGCTGATGTTGGTAACAATGTCGATGTTCCAATTATACTTGAGTCTGTTGATTATTCTGTGTCTGATGATGTTGGTACATCAGAACAATTAAGAACACTAGTGTGGACGCTGACATTTACAGTCAAAGCGTATCTTTATGGACCGATTAATGGCAACACCAAGATTATTCGCAAGGTCACAGCAAATACTTATGACAGCACTTATATCGAAACAGGTGAAAGGAAGATTAATCTAAGTTCGGGTTCTGGTGATTATAAGATAGGCGAGCTGGTGTTTGAAGGGAAAACTATCAATGCTGCTAATGCCTCTGGGTTTGTTAAGGCTTGGGATAATAGAGCAAATCAAATAATTGTTACCGATGTTGCTGGCGCTTTGTTTATTGGCAAAAAATTAACAGGCGCAGTCACTAATACTGCATATACAATAAATACATTTGATATTAATGATAATCAGTTGGTCAACTTGACAGTAACACCAGACCCATCTAACGCAAACGCTAA